TTGAGCGACCTCCTTGACCAGTTTCAACAAGGTCAGTCTGCCGATAGGGAGGCTCCCCGTCAAACATCGCCTGAACTTTTGCCCGGTTTAAGTTCGCATTGCGGTCATCATCCCGCATTTTGGCTAGGGATTCCTGTGCAGAGCGAGCATCTTTGATGCGGCGGGTTGGTACAGCTCCATCCTTAGAGAGGGTTAATAGACCGTCAGGGGTAGAGAGGAACTCTTGAAAAGATTTGTCCATAGTAGGTTTAGGATTTACGGCGAATGATACGGGGCAAAGATGTCTCGGTCAACGCATCTTCTGTAGGAGAGGTCTCGGCTACCAGTAGAGCGGGGGTGGGGGCGGCGGGAGGGGTCTCATTTTTTGGTTGTTTGGTTTTGGGCTTAAAGAGGTCTACCTCCCGAGTAGCGGGGATAGCAAAGATTGTTTCGCCTCTAACCTCGTCAAGATTGTGAACTACTTGGAAGAGGTCGCTTGGTCGAAAGACTGCTTGGAAAAAGGACTCGTGAGAGTGGGGTAACTCACGGTGGAACCCTGTGATAGCTGGAACAGTCCACGGCTGTAGGGCAGGTCCTGCTTTGTGGCGGTAGAGCCCAACTCTGTGGGGGCCACTTGGCGGGCCGAGTAGTAGGCCGCGAGCAAAGGTTGTTTTTTCTGCGAGTTTGGATACCCAGTTTTCGGTCAGTGGGATGACGTTGAGCTCCAGCCATAAGGACTCTTGAGGGTTGTTGGAAAAATACTTTGACCACAACACTGACATCTCAATCGAACGCTCAGACATGGATATCGAGGACACAGAAACCTTGTCGAACAACTTTTCAGGTAGTTGAGAAATCCCCCTCGCGAAACTCATGGCTTCTTCAACCAACCCACCGGGGGCTAAAACTAGAAGGGAGTGCCCTTTGTGCGCCCCAAGAGAAGCCCATAACTTAATTGCTGGGCGGATGTTCTTGATACTCTCCGTGGTGATGGGGACTACGATCTGCATGGTAATGATCCGATTTGGATGGGTGAGAAGTAACTTTCTAAAGGGGTGGTGTCTCCAAGTTCTTTTAAGGCTGCAAATATTTTCCTGAAAATTCTTCCTCGAAGGACTTCGATAGCCCACTCAGGATTATGAGACGCTGTATAAGCCACTACTTTCTCCCTTACAAGGTAAGAGTTTTCATTTGGACCAAACTTTCGACGGTAGTAAAACACAGCGTCATCTAAATCACTAAACCTGCGGCTCGTAGTTTCGCGAGGGACTCGCCACCCGAAAGGGGGTGGGTTTATCGGGTGGTCTGGAAGTGAAAAACAAGTAGGCCCGCTATGGATAATAATCTCTTCTCCACCTTTAATCGCTGGGATAACTACTTTTCCAGTGAAGCTGACCTTGTGTCGGGAGCCTAGAAAAATATTGTCGGGGCTGATGGGCGAGACTTCAGCTACAGAGGGGACCCCAACTCCCGCCGCTAAAGCTTGTATGATACCTTGATTACCGACGAACAAAGATGCTCCAGACACTACCCTATATACCTCAGTTAAATCTTCCGTCAGCACCCATTCTACTCGGCGTGTGTCTGGAATGAATGGTCTGAATGAATTAAACTCATCCTCATCGCCGCAAAATACAACTCTCCCAAGTTTATGGAGATGCTCTATTATACCCGCCCATGGGAATAACTCATTCTGCTGTCTACAGGAGCGTGCGATAACCACTGTAGTCTCTTGTGTCGTAACCTGCGGCAGCCAAGTAGGCACTCCCCGAAGTCCGCAGAATATACTCATCATCATGGGGAGACTTCGCCCGCTCTGTCTGTGAGCAAAGCCCCTCATATCAAGGTCAAACTGCAAGTCTTCAGGCATCCCTCTCGTCACAGACTTGACCCATGGTGTCGCGTAGCTAACAAACTGTTGTATTCGGTGGAGGTTGTCTCTTCCTACTGGGGATAGTGGGGGGATAAATAAATGATGTGGCCCATCAGGAAGCTGTCTAGCTACCCCTAAAAAGTAGATTACTTCGTGAAGTGTATTGGCTGGGATGATAATCCTCATGAGAGATGTCTCCCGGCACGGGAAGCGATGTCTAGTTTTTTGAGAGCTCTGAACACTGGTGATCCTTTACGGGCTTTGAATGAACTAGAAACTCTCTCAGTTGAGGTGAACCCGAGGCGGGATCGACAGAGGTCAACTAAGATGAACGCGGCATCGGCTAAGTCGGGGCTGAACCCAACACGGTCTTTCATTGTGACTTTCGACTCAGCTCTCAATAGTAGCCTACCAGATCCTTTGACCGTGTCGTAATGGCGAGAGATCATCTCCCGAATAGTCGAAGCATCGAGCCCACGAATCTGCCCTGCGCGGAGGAGCTCTTTGCCAGAGAACCAAAGTTCTGATACCCGGTCAGCATACCTCTCGTAAGAGGGTGTTTGTTTGTCAGATGAAGACACTGGGAGGTCGGAAGCTCTCCCCGAGAAGTTGACTCGAAGGAAATCTGGTGCCCACATAACGGCAAGAACATCGGCAAAAGGAGCTCCACCAGCCGTGGCATCAAGAGCGAAGTTACGCGCGGAGACCCCACGACGCATACACTCTTCCTTGACCTGCCTACATATCTGGTGCGTTCGGGGGTCGGCTTTATTGGTGACGTCCTCATTAAGGAGTATCATTTCGTCAAACTCAACAACCCGTTTACCGTCTATGTCTTCTCCGACTGTTCCAAATCTCAGGGGACACCTATCTCCCCCAGCTGTGAAAGCTACGTCAAGAGCTGCAACGCGGGTCTTCTTGGCATTCGGGCCCCATACTGTCTTCTCCGTTCCCTTATACTTCTCAATCTCGGAGTCTGAATAGATAGCCTCGTCAGCTCCTGTTGGGCACCAGAAGCCCTTGATCATTCGGTAGTAGAGGACTGATTTTTCCCCGAGCAGCTTGGCGTCATTGAGCTTATCCTGAGTAATGAGGAAGGGATAGGTATCCTTTCCCGACGTTATGTTAGGGGATCTCTCTCCGTCAAACCTTATGAACAGCCCTCGTTTAGTGCGCCATGAATAGTCGTTCTCGGTAACAGAACCCCACCCATGATAGGGTTCCGAAAACATTCCATGTGGGTCGAAGTGAGAATTAGGGTTCCCGATACCAACCATTTTGAAGTCAGCATTCTGGGCCAAGTTAGAGTAAGCCGTCGTCAAGACTGACTCAGCTAACTCGGGCAACTCATCAGCAACTAAGCGGAGACGTGGAGCCTTGAATCCGAGGAACTTATTCACAGCGTCCTTCTCTTTTTTCCGGTCGGCTGCGATGAGTGAGAGACCAAACTTGTCAGACTGGAGTCCTTCAGCCTCGAAGCGAACAACGCCGAGGGATGACACAAGTTTTCCCGGAAGTCCCGGCACTGCTTGGAAGTAATCTTCCACGGTGGACCAGATACGTTTACGGCTATCCTTCAATGAGGTGGACGTATACAAGACCTGCGTTGCGTGCGGAGCGCATAGCCACTCTACAAGTCCCCATACCGCAAAGAAATCTGTCTTCCCCGAGCTCGCGGCCCCTCCAACAGCTAGGTATTGGTTGTGGGCGGCATGTTCATTCATCTCTTCAGCCCATGGGTGCCATATAAACTTCTTTGAAGAGTCGGGACGATTCCAAATAAGATCAACAATCCGTCTAAAATGATGGGGCTTGCCGGGGGATTCGGGGGCTCCCTCACGATAGCAAAGCAACTCAATATCAAGGTCGGACGCAGAGGGGGGCCATAGTAGTCCGTATTTCTCTCGTTCAGAAAGTGTGCTTTTTTTCTTGACTGTGGGCATGAATGTTGTTATTTACGACTCTCAAGGATAAACTATGAGCACAATCAAGTCAACCACAGTAACAGAAGCGGTAAAACGCTACCTCAAAAATGAACACTCACGAGGGCTATCATACCACCACCTCAGAACTATCACAGGACACCTGAAGCTTTTTGAAAAAGCATTCCGAGCGAAGACTCTCCTCTCCATAACGCAGGATGATGCTGCCAGTTACATCAACCTACGGGGTAGCCCACGCTCAAGAAAGAATCATCTCACAACGCTGAGGGGATTCTGCAAGTGGGCACAAGACGCGGACTATATCCCCTATGACAGGAAGACTTTTAGCGAGCGAGTGAAGAGCCCGAAGGTAACTCTGGGGGAGCCTGAGTTCTTTACTCCTGACGAGATGAGGAGGCTATTATTGGGGGTCTCTAAACTACCAAAAGATCTGGAGTGGGTATTGGCTCTAGTAATCTTGGGGGCTTTTGTTGGTATGCGAGTGTCTGAAATATGCCGCCTCAAATGGGAGGACATTCTTCTTGAACACAAGAGCATAAGAATATCCCAACTCATAACTAAAACTCAACGTCGCCGGATAGCGATGATCTCTGATAACGCGATGCTCTGGCTATCGACTATGTCTGACAGGGAGGGGTTTATAGTCCCTCAGAAAATCGTCCCAAACATCAATCGGTTTACTTCTATGCTTACTATAGAGACGGGGGTTACTTGGAAAAACAATGGTCTTCGTCATTCCTATGTAACATACGCAATGGCTCGCGAACGAAGTGCTTGGCAAGTAGCTGAACAGGTCGGGAACAGCCCTTCAATTTTACAAGTCCATTACAAAGGACTTGTGTTAGCATCGGATGCGGAAGAGTGGTTTAATATCACCCCAAATAACACCCTATAATGAAAACCATCCTAGCTATCGACCCC